GTCTTCAGTTAACCCCGCTCAGCTAGTCAATCTAGGCCAGCAGAATCTTGCGGGTGATAAGCGTGCTCTTTATCTCAAGCTCTTCAGTGGTGAGATGTTCAAAGGGTTCCAACATAATACAATCGCACGTGATCTTGTCACGAAGCGTACACTTAAGAACGGCAAATCTTTGCAGTTCATCTACACAGGTCGTATGACGAGTGAATTTCATACACCTGGAAATAGCATTTTAGGTAACACCGATGGTGCGCCTCCAGTGGCTGAGAAGACGATCACAATTGATGATCTTCTGATTAGTTCTGCCTTCGTTTATGAGCTCGATGAAACATTGGCTCACTATGAATTGCGTGGTGAGATCTCTAAGAAGATCGGCTATGCACTCGCAGAAAAGTATGACCGTTTGATCTTCCGTGCTATCGCTAAAGGTGCACGTATTGCTTCTCCTGTTTCTGCTACTAACTTTGCAGAACCCGGTGGTACACAAGTTGCTGTCGGTACTGCAGAAGCTGATGCATACAACTCAGCAAAACTGATTGGTGCTTTCTACGATGCAGCCGCTGCTCTCGATGAAAAGGGAGTCAGCACTGACGGACGTGTGGCCGTCTTGAACCCACGTCAGTACTACGAATTGATCCAAGCTGTTGGTTCCAACGGCCTGGTAAATCGTGATGCTCAAGGTACTGCTTTGCAGTCTGGCCAAGGCATCATCGAGATCGCTGGCATCAAGATCTTCAAGTCAATGAACATTCCGTTCTTTGGCAACTACGGTGTGAAGTACGGTGGCGCAGTCACCACTCCTGGTAACACAGGTGACTTCATCGGTAGTGACACTGCGCTTGAAGATGGCGGTGGTGCAGCCGGTATGAACAACAACTACGGTGAACAGAATGCTTTTGACACCACTTGTGGCCTCGTGTTCCAACGCGAAGCTGCGGGTGTTGTTGAGGCAATCGGTCCTCAGGTCCAAGTGACCAGTGGAGACGTAAGTGTTCTTTATCAAGGTGATGTGATCCTTGGCCGTATGGCTATGGGTGCAGACTTCCTGAACCCTGCTGCCTGCGTCGAGCTGTATGCAGGTTCTTCTGCTCCTGCTGCGTTCGGTGCTACTTACCCAGCAAACGCTTCTTAATTTTATTCAACTATGGGGATCCTTCGGGGTCCCTTTTTTTTAATTATATGACTACTCCCTCTACGATTTCACTCGATACCGAACTATCCGCAGTCAACTCAATTCTGGGGAGTATCGGTCAAGCCCCAGTCAACACTCTTGACTTCACCAACCCTGAGATTTCATTCATTCACAACCTGGTACGTGAAGTAAATATTGATGTTCAGAATGAAGGCTGGTCTTTTAACACTGAATATAACTATAAGTACTCACCAAACATTGATGGTCATTACATCATCTCTCCTAATGTTATTAGATATGATGTTACTGATGGACAGGATATTAAGACTACAGACGTAGTCAAAAGGAATGGCCGCTTGTATGACAAGTACAACCATACCGATGTATTTACTACTGACTTGTATCTAGATGTAGTAACTCTGTATGAATTTAACGACCTACCGTCTGTATTCCAGCGGTACATCATTCTCCGTGCAGCAGGTCGTGCTGCTACTCAACTGGTTGCTAACCCTCAACTGGTAGAGCTACTCGGTACACAAGAGGCACAGTCACGTGCAGCTTGTATGGAATACGAATGTGATCAAGGCGATCACACCTTTATGGGTTGGCCTAATGGCACGTCCTATCAAGCATATAAACCACATCATGCACTAAGGCGCTAATGACAAGTATCACTCAAACAATTCCATCATTCACAGGCGGCATCTCACAGCAGCCTGATGAGCTAATGCTTCCGGGTCAAGTGAAAGATCTACTGAATGGTGTACCAGACATTACAGAAGGTCTAGTTAAACGTCCTGGTTCACGCTATCTAAATTCGTTGAGTGGTGCTACAAGTACTGGTTCTTGGTTTAGTTATTATCGTGACCAATCTGAAGGTGCATACATAGGGCAGGTGCAGACCAATGGGTCAGTTAATATCTGGAGGGTCAGTGATGGTTCTCCACAAACTGTAAATGGTGATGTATCTACTTACTTAAATCATAGTGCTAACTCTTCTCAGCTAAAATTTTTAACCGTAGCTGATACTACGTTTGTCACTAATACTGATATCACTGTTGCCCATACAGCCGTTATTTCATCAGAACGTGGAGCATCAGTCAACAGAGCATCTAAAAATCATCAAGCTTTTGTTGAATTAAGACAGGTCTCGTATGGTCGTGAATATAGCTTCGATGTTTCTACACCGACTGGTGCAAGTACTTTTATAGGAGGTAATTCTAGTCGTGGTCGTGTCACAAAAATAACTGTCGGTTCATACGGGTTTCCTACTATTACCCGTGGTTCTTCAGGCAGCAATACATTCCAAGGAATTAGTCCTGAGCTTCAATATCAAGGTACCGAAGTTCTTACTGTTTCTGGTGGTACCGGATCAGGAATGGTGATTAGACTTACTGTTACAGGTCAAGTCCAAGTATCAGAAAATGCAGGTACTACAATAGATGGTGACGAATACGTCGGTGTCTATAACGTAACCGCTGAATTACTTTTTGGTGGTAACAGTTATGCTACAGGTAATGATGCTGTCACTTGCCAATTAAAAGGACAGACCTACTACATTAATATTGACGAGATACAGCCTATTGAAGCTAAACACGATCGAGGTACTTATAGACCTGATCCAACCAGCTTTAATCCTAATACTCATATATCTGCCGATACTATTCTTGATTTAGATGCAGCTAATGCTGCGCTAACTATGGATAATATCGTTAAGATTGGCAATGGATTTTTTATGGCTTCTTCTACGCCATTCATTGTGTCCACTGCACAACCTGATCTCTGGAGAATCACAACAACTGAAGTTAATGATGTAACTGAATTGCCACGTCAATGTATAGATGGCATGATTGTCAAGGTTGTCAATAGTAGTGACTCCCAAGAGGATGACTATTATTTAAAGTTTGAGGGACAGTCTGGTGGTGATGGTCCTGGCAAGTGGGTTGAAACTATTGCTCCTTCTGAATCCGGGAATGATATTCATACTTCATTTAATACACATACTCTTCCTATTAAAATCCAACGTCAAGCCAACGGCACCTTCCAACTTAGTTTTGTTAGTTGGGATAGCAGGCAAGTAGGTGATGACAACACCAATCCTTTTCCGACATTCTTAGGGAAAAAAATATCTCAAACTTTCTTTCATAGAAATCGTCTTGGGTTCTTATGTGAAGACAATATAATCCTTAGTCAGGCTGATGAGATCTTTAACTTCTTTAATAATACTGCACTTGTAGTTTCAGGTAATGATCCTATTGATATTCAATCTAGTTCTACTCAGCCTACTAGGTTTGTTGATTGTATTGAAACTAATACTGGTCTGATTGTCTTTGGTGAGACGCAACAATTTATGTTGCACACCGATAGTGATTCATTGACACCTGATACTGCCAAGTTATCTAACATATCTACTTATAGATATAGTCCTGAAACGTCGCCAATTAGTCTAGGTACAACCATTGGTTTTCTTGATACTGCTGGTACATACTCTCGTTTCTTTGAGATGTTTGATATTAAGCGGGAAGGTGAGCCACAAATCATTGATCAAACAAAGGTTGTATCAAAACTAATTCCAAACACTGTAGATCTAATTTCTAATAGCAGAGAGAACAGTACTATTTTCTTTGCGGAATCAGGTAAACCTGACATTTACATGTATCGCTATGTTTTTGCAGGTAGCGAACGTATCCAGACTGCCTGGTATAGATGGAGGTTACCATTTAACCTTGCTTATATTTTTGTTCTTGATGATAACCTGTATTTAGTTTCATCTGATTATAAGCTTCTTGTAATCAATTTACAGGATCGTGTTGTCAATCCTTCTTTAGATGATTTTGCACCTGGCATTGGATTCTTCGGTGATGATCGTGACTATCAAATTCATTTAGATTCTTCTCAATTTGTAACCTCTGATTCATACGATAGCGTTACTAATACCACTCGCGTTTTGTGGCCTGATCGTGTTGGAGTTGGTCAACCTGCTGTTGTTGATAAAGATACCGGTGAGGTATTTAGGTTTAAAGAAACTGATGGTGACTATCTTATTTTCCACGGAAACTTTGCTGCCGAGACAGTCCTTATTGGTTGGATCTTTCTCTTTAGTGCTTTACTGCCTAAATTCTATGTCCGTAAGAATGCAGATGAAAAGACTACGTCTGACCTTACTGCTTCTCTTGTTATTCAACGTATGCATCTACACTTCGGTGATGTAGCTCACGTTAATGCAAAGGTTAACTTACGTAATAACCAGATGGTTCCTAATAAATTTACACAAACCCCAATGGACTGGTACAAGGCTAATAAAGGACCATTTGTGGATGAGTATTCATACACAGTACCTATCTATCAGCGTAACTCTAATTTTAGAGTTGACGTAACTTCATTTCATCCTGGTCCCTCTACCCTACATTCATTGACATGGGAGGGTGATTACACTCCTATGAATCATAAACGTGTCTAAGATTATTCATCCAATAACTATGCAGGCTGCCTATGAGGTGGCCTGTAACTTACGTCCAGAAGATTACAGAGAGGTAGTGGAGGGACATGGACATGACCCAAAGCTCACTCTACCTATAGGTGCTAAGCAAACAGACTCTGTCTATTTCACGTCACCTACAGGAGTGATTGCTGGTGTAGCTGGTGTAGGAAACAAAGGAGAGATCTGGATGTTATGTACACCTGCCATATCTACATTCCCTATTACGTTTGCACGGGAAGCTAAACGCTATATCGAAAGCCGACCTGAAGAGTTGCTTTGGAACATAGCAGATAAACGTAATACAACACACCTCAAGCTTCTCAAGTTCTTGGGTTTTAAGTTCCTTAGGGAGCTAACTCATGGACCAAACAATTTGACCTTTATAGAATTTTGCCGTGTGCGAACCCGTTAGTGCAACGTTAGGTGTTCTGTCTGCGGGTGCTGGTATTGCTGGTGCTGTTGGTTCACACCAAGATGCACAAGCTCAAGCTGCTGCTCAGAACAGATCAATTGCTAACAAAGCAAATCAAAGAAACCGTCAGTATGAACTAACCAACTTACGTGGCATTGCTGAATATAATCAGGCTGTTACGGATGTTGGACGTGAACAAGATGCTCAGGCATTAGCGTTTGCTGGTTTTGCTGCTGAAGAAGAATTAGCTAAAGACGACAGAATTAATCAATATCTTGCTGCTGATCAAACATTAGTTGAAAAGTTACTAGGAGAATCTTTTGTTAAAGAAGGTGGTCGATCTCGTAGTTATGGAAAAAATCCTGCCAAACAAATCGGTAGACAACGAGCAATGATGGTATCTAATAATACACGTTCTGATATTGCTAGTAAACGCAATGTAGACAAGCGACGTAAGTCGGCTGATGCACAGAGACAGAAACTCTTTGCACAAGTTGCTACTCCATTCCGTGCTGGCCCTGCTCCAAGTCAAGACATTGAATTTGTCAAAGGACCTAGCAAGCTTGGTCTTGTGGCCAACGTGGTTGGTGCAGCAGTTGATGGCGTAAGTACATACGACAGTTTTGCACCTGGCGGCAAAAAAGTCAGTGATCTTCTGGGGTAAATATGACATATTCAGGTATTACATCTGGGTCTAGGGACTTCAATCCAGACCCCACACCCGCGTATTCAGACAGACTCCGTGATCTACACAACTCACTAGAGACAGGTATTGAACGTCAGAACCAGTCCGTCAACGCCAATGATCAGGCACGTCTGGCCAACGCACAACGTGCTGGTGAAAACATAAAAGCACTTGGTAAGTTGTCAGGTACT